TAGCATTAACAAATGGTCAACGTGATACACTATATGGTGATGGTAGCAGAGTTGGTATTAACCCAATCGCACGTTTCCCTGGACAAGGTTTGTATGTGTTCGGTCAACGTACATTACAAAGTTTCTCTAGCGCATTGGATCGTGTAAACGTTGCTCGTTTACTTGCTTACTTGCGTGAGCGTTTTGATCCGTTAGCTCGTCCGTTTATCTTTGAACCAAACGACAAGGTAACACGATCAAATGTTAAACAAGTTTTCGATGGCTTCTTAGGCGATTTATTGGCTAAACGTGCTATCTATGACTTCATTGTTGTTTGTGACGAAACAAATAACACACCTGCTAAAATTGACAGAAACGAACTTTGGATTGATATTGCAATTGAGCCAGTTAAGGCTGCTGAATTCATTTACATTCCAATCCGTGTAGTCAACACAGGCGAGTTATCATAATGATAAATAAAATAGCCCAAGGAGAATACACATGGCAGATTTAACACAATTTGGAGTTCCTACAGCAGGCGGCAATTCAATGGTAATGCCGAAACTTCAATATCGATTCAGAGTACAACTATATAATTTCGGCTTGGGCAACGGCTCTACGCTAGAATTAACACAGAACGTAGTCAGTGTAACTAGACCTAGTCTAACACACGACGAAGTTACATTGGATGCATACAACAGCAAGGTTTACCTTGCTGGTAAGCACACATGGGATCCTGTGACATTAACAGTACGTGACGATATTAACAACACAGTTACTAAACAAATTGCTCAACAGTTACAAAAACAACTAAACCAAGGTTTGCAAAGCACTCCGGCAGCAGGTCGTGATTATAAGTTCGGTATGGTTATCGAACAACTAGATGGCGGCAATGGTACAACTGGTCCTAATGTTTTAGAAACATGGAGTATGAATGGTTGTTTTATTCAAAATGCTAACTACGGTGAAAACAATTATGCAACTAGTGATGTGATGCAAATTTCATTGCAAATCCGCTTTGATGCCGCAGATATCCACGGTACAGAAGTAACTAACGCAACGTCAAGTGGCGCTTTAACTTCTGGCGTAATGGAAATCGGCGCTGGTAATCAAGCTACTTAAGGAATAACATGGCGGCATTAACTGACGCTATGAACTGGTACAAATTAGGTGCGCTCAAAGCGGCGCGCCTAAAGTACCTTTTTAAAGTCGAATTCTATAGCAGTAAATATTCTAGTCTTCCGACTAGAATGATATTTGATTCTGTGAGAACAGTAGAACTTCCTAAGTTTAGCATAGAAACAGAAGTAGCTAACGCATGGAACGTTAGACAATCTATTCCTACTAGAATAAACTTCGAACCAGTAAGTATGACATTTACTGATACCATAGATAATAGATTTCAAAAATTCATAACTGAATATATGAATATTGTCAGTGGAAGTTTTCAAAAATCTGAAAAAAGTCTACGAAAAGGATTTGATACTTTTGGTATTAAATCTTTGGCTGCTAATGCAGATTGTCCAATAGATAAAATTGTTATCACTAGATTTTACGGTGCTGATGCCAACAGAGTAAATTTAGATAACAAAAGCGAAGTTACATTATGGCGTCCAAAAATAGTTGACGTTCAACATGACACATTGGATTATAGTACCAGTGATGCAGTTACTTGGCAAGTTGCTTTTAGGTACGAAAGCGTGACTTATGATAATCAAAAAGAAGAAGCACCAGGTCCTCGTCCTGAATTAAGAACTGCGGCAGAGATTCAGGCAAGTAGAGATTTAGGCGATTTCCCAGGATAATATATGGCATTAGAAACTTCGCAGTATGACATCATCTACGGAAAATTGTTATCATTAAAATTTACAACTGAACATGCAAAAGAATTAGCAAAGACGTTGTATCAATTGTCCAAAGATTTAGATATTAGTACAAGTGAACTTCTAAAATATGTTACAAGTAACGGACTGAGATTTGAAAACGATGTTTATGCACAATTAAACAATAAAAGAACAAATAGTAGTCAAATAGGTTTTTTAGATCAAAATAATATACCTTCTTCTATAGTACAACAACTTCCTAGTTACAATTTTGATACGTATACTACGACTACGACTACGACAACAACTACAGCCGCACCGACTACAACTACAACAACGGCTGCGCCAACAACGACTACAACAACAACGGCTGCACCTACAACTACAACTACAACTACAACTACAGCCGCGCCAACAACGACTACAACAACAACGGCTGCACCAACTACAACATCTCCTCCTGCGACTAATACAGAAGTTGTATATGGCCCGACTACGACAACTACAACAGCCGCGCCCGTTTCTTCTATTGTAGCTAATGGAAATATAGCAGAGCTAAGTTTTACTATTTCTTCTATTCCATCGACGATTGTATTACCTCTAGAAGGTCCTGCCGATGTAGTAGCTAATGGAAATATAGCTTCATTAGAGCTTTCGATAAGTACTATTCCATCGACGATTGTATTACCTATAGAAGGTCCTGCCGATGTAGTAGCTAATGGAAATATAGCAGAATTAAGTTTTAGTGTTTCTACAGTAGCATCAACAATTGAGTTGCCATTAGAAGGTCCTGCTGATATAGTAGCTGTCGGTAACACGGCTTCTTTAGAGTTTTCGATGAACACTATTCCATCAACAGTGCAAATATAAATATGAATAATCGGAGAATTTTATGATTTTAAATAAAAACGCTATACAGCAAGGCTTCAACATTATTAGAAGTGGTAGTGACTGCTCAATAACGTTATACGAAGGCTTGCAGCCTTCTATGACCGAGTTCGTGGCTAATTTTTCTACTAATTATAATCAAAGTGGTGTAAATACTTTACAAACTTATAATATAAATACCTTTTTTGATGAACAGTATTTGTCGTCAAGTAGTACAAGATTCGTTAAGAGAACAGGACCCGACATTTCTTTTAGTAAACAAAGTATTAGAAGCGGAACAGCATCATGGGCAGTAATTTTCTTTCAATCATCGTCGATGCCTTCGACTATAACAAATGATAGTAAATTTATCATAGTGCCTGTGAGTAATTTATCGGGATTAGGGATACTTAAATTGCGTAGTACGACAGTTACATATTCAAGTTCAACAGAAGACAACCTTATAGCAGATTTTATATTAGATATATCTTCGTCATTTTCTGTGACAGGCGGGGGATCAGATAGCGCCGCCGATGGTAGTACTACCGACGCAGGTGTTGGCGACTCTGTACCAGGTGTTGACAGTAGTTCGGTAGACAGCAGTACAACTGATGGTGGAGCCTCAGGCGTAGACAGTGCATCTGATGCAAGTGGTACAAATCCTGCCGATGGCAGCTACGCTGGCGGAGACGGCGGCGGCGCCGATGGTAGCACCGACGGCGGCATGTAATAATTTACATTAAATATAAAAGGTATAACATGGCAAAAGTAGAATTTAGTAACGGAATTAAAAAATATATAGCAAATGCAACACTTAATAGTCTTATCGACAATGACTATAGTAGTAGCTACACCGATCGTATACGATTTATGCAAGGATCTCAGCCAACGTCTTATTCAGAGTATCAGAGTTTTATTAATTTTAGAACATCTGATATATTAGTAGATTGGAATCATTTGTCAACTATTACAGATGATTCAATTTCAACAACAGCGGCAGCGGCAAGTCGAAGTGGTGTAGTAAGTTGGTTTATATGTTTTAGAGATAACGGTTCAAGTACTCCAGTTATAATAGGCACAGTGGGTTTGACTGGTAGCGGTGCTGATATAGAATTAGCAAGCACTAATATTGTTCAAGGAACTACGTATTCTATTTCTAATCTAAGAATATCATTTCCAACAGAGTTTATGTATTCTCAAAGCACAACTACAACAACTACAACAGCGGCACCAACTACTACACAAGCGCCAACTGATAGTACTGGTACGACTACTACACAAGCACCGGCTGATAGTGGTTCGGATAGTGGTATAACTGACGGCAGCTACGCTGGCGGTGATGGCGGCGTGGGCGAAGGTGGCGGCGAAGGCGCCTAAAAAAGGTAAAAATGGCTTACAACTTTACACAAGGATTCTTTACTCCTACTAACCCAAGCAAATATATTGGCAGTAATAGTCCAAAGTATCGCAGTAGTTGGGAATTAACAGTGATGAGATTCTGTGATAATCATCCCGCAGTTATCGGGTGGGCCAGTGAAAGTTTGCGCATACCATATCGTAATCCGTTTACAGGCAAAGATACTACATATTATCCAGATTTCCTTATCACTTATCAAGACAAAGCCGGTAATAAGATCAGCGAAATTATTGAAGTTAAACCACGCAAGCAAGCAAGACTAGACGAAGCAAACACACAGCAAGAAAAAGCCGCAGTAGTTCTGAATATGGCTAAGTGGGAAGCATGCAGAGCATGGTGTCAGAGACACGGCATGAAGTTTAGAATACTTACAGAAGAAGATATATACAATAACTGGCAACCGAGAACCGCTGCCAAAAGAACGAAAAAACGATGACTAAAAAACTTGAAGACTTTTTTAATGTAGACAGCTTAGAACCTGATCAACCTAATGCTGAAGATCAGCTACCTTTGGTAGTCGACCCTGTGCAACCAATAGAAACTACTATGGCATTAGTACACGAGCAACTAACTATTGCAGATAGAATTGATAAAGCATTGCCTACAGTAAAAGGCTTAGATGTCGAAGATAAAGATTTAGATGAATATGCTAGTATGGCTATGGAAAACTTTGAACGATTAATGGATCTTGGTTTTAATATGGATGATAGAAACGCTGGCAAAGTGTTTGAAGTTGCTAGTACTATGATGAGCAATGCTATTACTGCTAAAACAGCTAAATTAGACAAGAAGTTAAAGATGATTGATCTACAGTTAAAGGCAGCTAGACTAGCACAAACAGCTAAACCTGAAGCAGATGATACACCTGGAGGAATGGGAGAGTTAACTACAGACCGTAATGCTATCCTAACCTTAATTAGCCAGAACCTTAAAAACAAAGATAAATAAAGTATCGGAGAAACGAAATGCCTACTCTATTTGAATATATTGAACAACTAAAAGAAAAACACGAAATTCGTGTTAAATTCGCCTGCGAAGTAACAGACGAAATGATGGATAAGATTGAGCGTCACTTACAAAAGTATGATGCTGAAAAAATCTCTAGTCCAAGCAAAACAATTTTACAAGCTCGTCCACTAGACTTTCCTAACTTGGATATGGGCGAGATTTATATCATCGACTTTACTAGTAACTTACCAGTGAGTAATGAAATGCTTAAACAAGAACTAGCAAGACTATTAAATGTCAGTGAAGGCTTAGTTGTTGTTCGTGGCGCAAATGAAGATCGTGAAATAGAACAAGAAGAAGAAAAATTTCAAGATAAAAAAGAAGAATACAAACCTAAAGTTGGCGCAGACTATGATAAGAGTGAAGCCAGTGAGCAAAAAGCCACAGACTTATACGGTGATAAGTTTAATAACAGTTTGTTAAAAGAACTTAAGAAGATCAGCGACAGCAAAAAGAAGGAAATTAAAACTCCTAAGATTGCTAAAGATCCAGATGTACCAGTAACTGCACCAGAGATCGGTGACAGCAAAACAACAAACAAAACAAGCCCAGTGGTAAAAAGAAACCCGTTGGTCGTTAAAGGCAAGGAAATAATGAAATGAACAGCTTACAAGATTTAATCAAAAGACTAACAGCCATTGGCCAAGTTAACGAAGCAGAAGAAAAATGCTCTGAATGTGGTTGCACACCATGCGAGTGCGACGACAAAGAAAAAGTCGAAGAAGGCAAAAAGCCAGACTTCTTAGATGCAGACAATGACGGCAATAAAAAAGAGCCTATGTCTGATGCACTAGATGACAAAGAAGAAGAAGTTAAAGAAGGTGCAATGGACACACTAAAAGCCATGGGCAAAAAGGCTTTAGATACTCTTGGTCATAAAGACGACGAAGAACTAATCAAAGACATGCAGAAGAAAGCTGGCGTGCCGCAAACAGGTAAAAAGCCAGAAGAAAAAGAAGTCAAAGAAAGTGCTTTAGACTTATTGCGTAGATATGCAGGTATTCAAGAAGCTAAGATTGAAGAAGACGACGTCGAAGAAGGTAATGAATTCAGTGGCGCATTACAAAAAGCTAAAGCAGCTGGTCAAGAAGAATTTGAAGTTGCAGGTAAGAAATATAAAGTAAACGAATGTGGCGAAATGCCAATGAGCGCAGAAATGAGTCCTATGACAGCAGTACCTAACGGTGAACCACATATGGGTATACCAGCTGAAGTAATGGCACAGATGGCGAATCAAGAAGAACCAGAAATGTCACAACCAGAAATGGCTGCTCCAGAAGCACCAAAGGCAACTTATACATTAAGTATCCAAAATGGCGAAAACAACTTGCAAATGACAACAGACATGCCTGATGAAATTATTCACATCATGAAGTTGGCAGGTGTTAACAAAGGTGCTGAAGTAAGTAAAAAAGAAACTCCTGCAGACGGTGAACAAGAAGTAGAAGAGTCTGGTTATGAAAATACCCCTGACACTACTAAAGCTCGTGATCCACAGGCACACGGTGACATCCGTGACTGGGGTCAAAAAGGCACAGCTAAAGCCAGCACACATTACACACCAGCTCAATCCGGTGATAACCCAATGAACGAACAACGTATGTTCGAGGATTATAAAAACTTTAAAGCAGGCAAATGAGCGGCACTCCGGTTTTAATTAAACAACCGTACAAAAAAGAAAGTTATACAGAGAATCAGATAGCGGAGATTGTAAAATCCGCTACTGATCCTATATACTTTATCAGCGAGTATATGTGGATTCAACACCCTACAAAGGGTCGTGTTAAGTTTGAACTCTACGACTATCAAATAGATTTAATCAACGCTTACCAGAATCACAAGTATAGTATTAATATGCTTGGACGACAAATGGGTAAGTCTACTTGCGCCGCTGGTTACTTGTTATGGTTTGCAATGTTTGTGCCAGATAGTACTATTCTTATTGCCGCACACAAATACACAGGCTCACAAGAGATTATGCAACGTGTGCGCTTTATGTATGAAAGTTTACCTGAATGGATTAAAGCAGGCGCAGTAAGTTATAATAAAGGTAGTATTGACTTTGATAACGGCAGTCGTATTGTAAGTGCTACAACAACAGAAAATACTGGTCGTGGTATGTCTATTACACTAGTATACTTGGACGAGTTTGCGTTCGTCCCGCCACGTATTGCTAAGGAATTCTGGACAGCACTAAGCCCAACGCTATCAACAGGCGGTAAGTGTATTATCACAAGTACACCTAACCAAGACAATGACCAGTTCGCACAGATTTGGAATGATGCTATTAAGAACTTCGACGAGTATGGCAATACAAGAGAAGTAGGTAAAAATGGCTTCAAGAGTATTAAGTACATTTGGAGTGATCATCCTGACAGAGATGAATCGTGGGCAGACCATGAGCGCAGTAAAATTGGATCAGAACGTTTTATGCGTGAGCATGAATGTTTGTTTATTACAGCAGACGAAACGTTAATCAGCAGTTTAGTTCTTACTAACTTACAAGGTGAAGATCCTTATGAGCGAGTGGGGCAACTTAGAGTTTATACTCCCATTGATAAAGACAAGATATATGTGGCAGCATGGGATCCTAGTTTAGGCACAGGTGGAGATGCAGCCGCTATTGAAATTTTTAGTTTACCTGATTTAGTTCAAGTAGCAGAGTGGCAGCACAATAAAACAGATATTCGTGGACAACTTAGAAACTTTGTAGCTATATTAGATTGGCTACGTGAAAAAGGCGTTCAAAACGATAATATATATTGGAGTGTTGAAAATAATACATTAGGTGAAGCCGCGTTAGTTGCTATTCAAGAATACGGCGAAGAGCGTATCGCTGGGCACTTTATTAGTGAAGCTGGCGGCAAACGTCGTGGCTTTAACACAACAAATAAAAGCAAGTTGGCCGCTTGTACAAAATTGAAATACTATATCGAAAGTAATAAAATGCATCCGAAAAGCAAGAGTTTGGTTCAAGAGCTAAAAACATTTGTTGCTCACGGTGCTAGTTTTGCTGCCAAAGAAGGCGAAACAGATGACTTGGTTATGGGAACAATTTTAGCAGTTAGGCTAATTGAATATGTTATGAAATATGACGAAGTAACATACAATACTCTGGTTGAGCGTAATAGTAATGATTATTTACAGCCAATGCCAATCGGAATAATTTAATTAAAATAGGTAAATAAGTATATGGCTATAGATTATAACACAGTTGCTGATAGAATATTTGACCAACTCAAGGGTTTTGGGCACGACATTGTCATTTTTGATAAAGACGGTCGACAAACTGCTAACGGCAATAAAGGACGTAGTTTTTATAGTAAAGATCAAAAGTTCACAATAGTATTGGATGATAAGAATAATGTTATTCAAATCAAATACGGTGAAACTACTGATAGAGAAAAATTGAAAAGATTAGAACAAACAGTTCGTAATGGTATTGCTAAAAAATTTATTATAAATGTAGATCTCATACCATACACTGGCAAAGAAATAGAATTAAAGGATGTAGAGAACATGGCAAAAGTCCAAGAGAGTTTAAGCCCAACAATGGGTTCAACTAAAACAAGTTACCAACAAACTGAAGGTGCTAAACTAATCATTAGACATAACACTGCTGTAAATGAAGAAGTTCGTGGCAGTCGTAGCCGCAACATCAGCGCATTGTTTATTGAAAATGCCCAAGGTGAACGATTCAAATATCCACACAATCATTTAACTGGTGCTCGCATCATGACTCAGCACGTTGCTGAAGGCGGCACACCTTATGATGAAGTTGGACAAAAGATTATTGGACTAAGTGAAGAACGTAATCAACTTTCACAAGTATCTAAGTACATTAAGAGTCAAGGCTTACAAGAACAAGCCGGCGATGTACAGTATGCAGTTACTCAACGTCTAAGCGAAATTAAAGGCTTGTTAGGTAGATATAACCCTGCTAAGTTCATGGAAGATAAAGCAGAAGCCGATGAAACAAATCTGGAAGCACTACAAGAAAAACTAACTAAAAACGTATTTGACGAAAGCATTGGCGCACTATTACCAAAACTAAATGGCTATGTAAAACAATACCAACAACAAATGGAAGCAAAGCAAGAATTAGACACACTAAAACAACAAGTAGAAGAATCAACATCAATCCAAGTTAGTGCTATTCCAGATTTAGAATTTTTAAGTATGATGGTCTACGAAAGTCCAACTGTCAACACTACACAATTAATCAACACAATTTTACCAGTATTAGAAGATGAACAAGTTAAAACAAGTTTGACTCGTATCGCTGAGTATGTCCAAGAAGGCAAATTAGATGCTATGGAAGTTGAAAACTTAACTCGTAGCATTATTGGTAAGAGTCAAGTCAAAGAATCAGAATACAAATTGGTACACAAGCTAAACACTGTGGATCAAGTATTTGAGTCTGTTATGGCACGTTTCGATCTAAAAGAAATATTGAAATAAAGACTAAATAAATTCAACAGCAATTCATCCAAAAGGTTAAATTGCTGTTGACATAGCAAGCAATAGTTTGCTATACTACGTTCACTAGATGAGAGTATCTAGTGTTCCAGGCAACAAAACTTTTTAAACCCTGGCATTTTTATAAGGAAAATTTATTATGGCAACATCACTAGCAGAAATCCGCGCTCGCTTACTAGAGCAAGACACACGTCAAAGCGGTAACAAACAACAAGGGACAGGCGATAACGCAATCTTTCCGTTCTGGAATATCCCTGAAAACTCAACTACAGTACTACGTTTTCTCCCAGATGGAGATGAGACAAATACTTTCCCATGGAGAGAACGTCAAATGATCCGACTAGAGTTCGCAGGAGTTCTAGGTGGAGATGAAAGCAAACGTGTAACTG